GCTCTGCGCTCTGGCGGTGTTCTGCCAGTACCTTAAATACCGCCTTTTCTCTGGCGGTCATATTAGATGCGCCTACAGCAGCGAGTCTATCCACTTCTTCGACTACTTCATCGAAGCCGCCACGAATAATCTCGTCAGCTTCAGCTCTTGCAAGTACCTCGATATCCTTTGCAGAGTAGTTCGGCTTCTCAGGCATCTTAATGCCCTTGGAGGCGTAGAACTTCTGGAAGGTATCGGTCATTTCCTCAACACTGTCCTTGCCTGTGCCAGCTCTGAGAACGTCCTCAAGGTCTCCATACTTTCTCTCGTATTCCTTGCGAATCTTTGCCTCTCGTCTGGCTATCTTCTTGCCCAATACTTCATCCAGCTTTGCGTTAAACTCAGCCTCGGAATACATCTTGGGGCTTTCTTCTGTGGTCTGCTCCACATTTTCAGTCACCTGTTCGGTCACAAGGATTTTCTCTTCGCTCATAGCGATCTCCTTCCTATTTTTGGTCGGGTTTGCTTCCCGTAATCCGTTTGAGTTTAATGACATCACGCTTGGTCAGTGCATTAAAAATGGAGTGCCGCATAAAGCGACACTCCTCAAAAAAACGATTCAACGTTTTTCTCTAGTCTGTTTTATCGGTAGGGTCTTAGAAGTGTGACTCCCCTCGCCTACCTACCAGCGGTCACAGCGATTGTAAAAACGCTCCTCTCCAACTAGTATGCACAGGCATTACCGCCCATGGGAAAGGAGCCTTATTACCGATACTATATGTGCTTTCGCACTGCCAGCTAGTGGCTAGATTACTCTTCGTCTGTCATTGCCTCTGCTTCAGCGGTCTCTGCATCCAGCTCTGCCTCTTCATCGGCATACTCTGCTTCCTCTGCCTCAAGCTGTGCCTCGGCATCGGCTATCTGGTCTGCCTGTTCATCGGGGTCTCCCATAAGGAACTGCTGCGCTCTCTGCTGCATCATCTGTGCCTGTGCCTCTATCATGGCAATCTTGCGCTGTTCCTCACGGATATGCTCGATAGCTTCCTGTATCTTCTGCTTGGGAGCTACGCTGTCATCGTCCAGTACCTCGGCATAGGTGGCAAGCTCACTCACTCGCTGTGCATGGAAGAAGCCGTTGAGAAGCAGATTTTCGATGGTCTGCTCCTGTGCGAACTTGTCATACACGCCCTTGGGAGTAATGTCTATCTTCACCGTTGCCTGTAGCTGTTCAAGCACAGTCTGAGGCACGTTCACAAGCTCTACAATCTCTTCCCCGGTCTGAGGGTCAGTGTCTACCACTTCAAGGTTTACGCCGTCCACAGCATACACTATGAGGTATTCAAGCCATATTCTAGCCAAGTCCTCAAGGAAGTTCTTGTAGCTCTCTTTCTGCTCAGTCATAGGAGCTTGGCTAGCCTGTTGTACTGCCAGAATAGCTCTACCGGATGCGCTCTCAGGATTGACCTGTCCAGTTGCGGTGTCACCAGCACCAGCCAAATCACGAGTGATCTGAATTAAATCTTCCTGTAGCTGCTTAACATCGGGAGACATCTGTGCCGGAGGAATTGTACCCACAATCTTATGCACATCATCCACAGGCTGTCCGTTGGTGCGGATAGTGCCGCCTACAGTGTTCAGTGCCGCAGGATTGGCAATCTTGCTTACGTCAACGACCTTCTGCGGATATGCCTGATATTTGACCGTCAGCACTCGTCTGACCTCTGTGCGGTTGACCTCTATCTGGTTAGGAATGAGGTATCTTACCTCGCCCTCGCCTCTGGCGCTGCCTTCCTTCTCTTCCCAGTTGAAGTGAGCAATGGGATAAAGGGAAAGTCCCGTGTCGTTGTCCTCGGATATGTCCGCATATCTGGTGGCAACGGAGAAGTGAACTGTTCCGTCCTTCTTATACATCTTGTAGACAACCGTTACCATGTTGTCCACTTCATACTTTGCAGCCTCGCCGCTTTCCTCGAAGTTGTCAGTGTCGCCGATGATATACTGCGCCTTGTCTGCGCTCATGCCCATGCCTATTGCGAACTCAATGGCGTTTACCACGGGCATACGCTTACGGATAAGGATATAAGGCTGGGTCTGGATGTCATCGTCATTCTCATTGCCGTAATAGATGTCGTTCTTCTTGACGATCTCATTGATGGGCTGCATCTTCTCTTCGTCAAAGTTAACGTAGATAATGCCCTCGTCATTGATAGCGGCGTCCTTGGTAACTCTGCGCCCCTTGAAGTCCAGCTTGTCCTTCTCCCATACACGGGAAGCATAGCGGTTAAGCATCTCGCAATATCTGCCGCTCTCCCTCTGGAAGTCCCTGTTCTCATAGTTCTGAGAGGAATAGACAATGCCGTAAAGGTTATCGTGAATGACCGACACCTTGTACTTCACTATGGGCTTGATGAAGTTCTTCTGGACTGGCTCAACATCGCCCAGCTTTGCGCCGCCCCACTGATCGCCGTTGAAGAAGCGATAGTTCCTGTCGGTGTCGCTGTATATGCCTGTCAGCCTGTGATAGTTCCTGCCCTTCTCAAAGAGCTGCCATATCTCTGTTTCTCTGATATCCTCTATGTTCATGGTTTATCACCCCCAAGGTACATCTTTCTGACCTCGGCTTGTGCCGTCATAGGTCTCAATGTTTCGCATGATGGTCTCAATGCGCTCCTGTTCGGCTTTCGCCTCCTGCTTGGCCTCATGCTCTCTGTATGCGTTGAGTGGGTTAAAGAAAGCCGGAACTTTGATGTCCTCGCCTTTGCTCACGGTCTGCCCAACTTTAGCACCGATGATGAAGCATATAGCGCACATCAAACCCGTTGCCGCCACAAGCAATATCTCCATGCTGTCCTCCTATACTATCGTTATGCTCTCGCCCCAATCGTATTGGGTATCCATCTGCTGCTCTATGCGGAACTCCTTCCGCATGGCAAGGTCAATCGGCTCGTTGATAAACACCACCTGCTCCCGTATCTGGTGAGCAATGGCAAGGCTCATCATCTGGTCATCGTGTCCTCCCTGTGGAGCTTCAATGCGCCCCTTCTCATTGCGTACAATGGTCAGAAGTTCTTCCAGCGTGTCCTTGTCGTTGATGGTGTCGCAATGCTCTCTGACGATCTCTATAAGCCGTGATATCGCCGTTGGTCTTGTGAGGCTCGTTGTCTTGAAGCCGTATCGCTTCTCTGTCTTGCCTGTATATGTGTCCTGCGCTGTTCTGGCATACTGCTTCGGATATCCAAGCCTCTGAAGCTCCATGATGGGATAGCTGTCGAAGTTGGCTTCTATGCCTATCAGCGCATCCTTGTAATACTTGCCCAAGCAATACATCTGTCTGGTGTATTGGTCTGCATCAAACTGATGCCGGAGCTTTGCCACCTGTTCACCTGTCTTGGCATCCAGTACATCACCAACGAAGTAGTCGCTTCCCTCTCCGGCAGTGTCACCGCCTATGCAGTATTCCGTGAAGGCTGGCACATTAGGCATCTGATAGAGCTTGATATAGCCGCTCTTGTCATTCACCCATCGGATATTGGTTATCTTCAGTCCGTCATAGTCATAGATGAAATAGCCTGTCTTAATAGCTCTCGGTATGTTCTCAAGCCGCTTTTGTATGGCTCTGGCATCAAATACTGTCTTGCCGAGAATGCCCCACTTGCCGAGGCAATAGACTTCGTAGGTGTATTCATCCGTCAGTCTCAAGTCCTCAAGTGCCTTGCGGTCATCATCTGTGAGGAATTTGTTGTCCTTATAAGTAGAAAAGCAGACTGTTGCCAGTCCGCTGTCGATGAAATGCTTCTTTATCCAGTGCTGTATGTTGATAGGGTTAAAGCTCAGTACCATTTGCTTTTTGCTCTTGCCACCACGGAGACGAACTTTAAGCTGGTTTATGTCAAGCTCCTGTGTCTCTGTTGCTTCTTCCACCCATATATCTGTCAGCTCACCGTTTTCAAAGGTGATAGACTTGATTTTTTCAACGTCATCCAGTCCTGCAAAGGCTACCTCATTGCCTGTGAGCTTGCATCTGATTCGCATATCGCTCTCATTGATCTTGAAGTGTTCAGCCAAGTTCCAGTTGCTTATGACGTGTTTCAGCAGAGGGAATGTACTCTTGCGGTTAGTATCGCCTGTCTGACGTACTACAAGCAGATTGCACCGCCTTGGATGTATCAGCTTGTATATGTATCTCTCTGCTATGAAATAGCTCTTGCCGGAGCTGCCGCCGCCGTAGAATACAAGGTATCTGTCCTCGTTGTCCAGATAGGGAAGGTAAACGTCATTAAAGACCTTTTTGCTTATCTTGATGTTTACGTTCATTCGTCATCGACCAGCTCTATGTTGATGTTGACCTCGTTAGTCACATTAGCCTCGACCTTCTGTACATACTCGCCTTGCATCTTGTTCATTATGTCTATCGCCTTCAGCTTGGCGTTTATATCTACCTCTTCATCTGCAATGCGCTCTGTGAGCCATTCTAAGCGTTCCTGAGCGGTCATAATTGTCTGCTTAGTCAGTTGTCCTCTTAACTCGCCCAGCCTTGCAGAAACCTTGCTGTCAGCTACCAGACGGCTTGCAGCTTCGTGTATCGTTTTGTCGCTCATGTTCTTAGTGGAATAGGCAGAGCGGTATGCATCCGCTTGGCTCATGCCCTGTATGATATTCTGTACGAATTTCTCCTGCTTCGGTGTCAGCATACTCTCTCACCCCTTTACAATAGAAAAAGCACCCAA